AGTCAATCCGTAAATGTGACGTCATCAAGATGACCGATGTTGACTATTATGTTGACATGCGAGAATATCTGCGCGAATGTAAACCAATCTTAATGTATACCTTTTGCATTGAGGATGTTGCCGGCAGTCTTGATGATGCAGTTTACTATGTCAACGCTGATGACTCCGTAACCACACTTGTTACGGGGGGAGCACGGTACACCCATGAACTATGGGATTATGACCATGACATCGTTACGGCGCATTTCTGGTGGGGTACAGTCATCTACTCAGTTGAATCCATACGCGTTCAACCAGGGCGTAGGATTGTAGGTCTGTTTCCCCGCCGTGTCATATACGGACCCATAGGTTGGATTATGTTCAGGGACACGAGTTTACAGCGAAAGAAGTTTGTCCATGGTGACTTTGCTGTTAACAGATACGTCCTGACAGATGGGCCAACTACCGAATTTGTGTCGATAAGTCAACCCAAGTTGACTTTTGCTGCTACTGTTCCAGCTGCTTTGTTGTACGCGATAAGAGTCCGCGTCCAATCAGCTAAGATTCAAACACCAATAGCTACAGTGGAGTCGTGTCTACGAAGTGTCATGCGTGACAACCGTTATCCAGGTTGGTCGAACACCATCTATCCGCATGAGGCTGCCCCATTGATAGCTAAAATTGTCTGGGAGAGACCAGAACTTATTGGTGAGATAACAGAGCAAGTAAGTTTGAACCCAGGTGGATTGCTTGATTACCATTACGTACCTTACAACGCTGACTTTCCATTTGATGACTGGCAACCTAGTGTGAGAGTTGTTTATCCATCAACAACGAAACCACTGATTACCGGCGGAGTTGCCCCTGCGCAGTGCCGCGCAAGTGATGACTCATGCGTTCAAGGACGTATTACTGAGACACGTAATATGGTTAAAACTCCACCACACTACCAACGCTATGTTGATGAGTTTAACGAACTCTTGGTTGGCGACAAACGCCTAACCGGCGTACCTGAGTCATTGGACTCAGTGTACGAGCAACAGAACCGTCCTACACAGCGTACTATCCTGAATCGCGTCATTAACTATCTTTACCAGTGCAAAGAGGTGGTAATCTCCGCGTTTCAGAAGAGGGAAGTGTATGGGAAGATAACACACCCCCGAAATATATCGACGTTGCCCGGGGACATCAAGGCACGTTATTCCGCTTACATTTACAGTTTGGCTAAGGGAGTGTTGTACATTCAGCCGTGGTACGCGTTTTCGCGAACACCACGGGAAATATCAGCGCGAGTGGCTGAAATCTGTAGAGCAGCAAAACATGTTGTTCCTACTGACTTCAGCCGCTTTGATGGCTACCACAGCCAGTTCCTATGTCAAGCTGAAGAAAGTTTATTGAAAACATACTTCCACGAAAG